TTTCAGCGCCCGACGATGGGTCCCATACACCTTCCTTGCGCCTGTCCAAGTTCCAAGACCCCCCCACCCCTCCCCACAGCACCAAAAAACGCCCCAAATCTCCACACAAAAAACCAAATTTCGACCCTGGTAGCGCTACCTTTTTTCATCTACAAATCAACACTTTATCCAAAAAGTAATGCTCACCAAAATCGTCTCAGCCGCTACCTTTTCGGGTCCCATCCAGGTAGTGACTACCCAATAGTCCCTATTGCCCCTCCCGGCCCCATTGCGCGGGAGGTACTGCTTACCTTACAATTACAGACCAATTACCAAGGTCCTTCGTCCAATGGCCAAGTCACAAGTAGAGAAGAATCGCGAATACCGGCTCCGAGAGCGGGAGCGCAAGCGAGCGGTGGATGCAGAGCTGGCCACCCTTCGGCTTCAGGTAGTCCGCCTGGAGGCCGAACGAGACTTGCTGTTGAGGATGCAGGATGGCAACAAAGTTCCAGCGATACCGAGCCAAGAAGCGTCTGGAGCGTGAGCTTCTGGAACAGGCTGCGAAGCAGGTCCCGGACCTTCAGGCCCAGTTGGAGCAACAGCAGTCCTTGGTGGATCAGTTGATGCAGACTCCCGATCAGGGTGGGGACCTGATTCAGCTTACCTACGCCCGGAGGTACATCGAGGAGATGATGGAGTACCGGAAGCACAAGGCAGAAGTGGAGCGCGACCGGCTTCGTCTTGCCGAGCTTGAGGTGGAGCAGGCGCGTAACCAGGCCCGGATTAAGTCGTTAGAGGACTTGGTGCGAAAGCTGACGTTTCAGGTGGAGAATCTGATCATGGATGTCGAGACGGCGCGATGGATAAATCACCATTTCGCTGACCGGACGGGAGTGGGTTTCGAGGAGCCGGCCCACAAGAGCCTTGTGAATTTGGCGTCGGTCCACATGACCTCCCGCCGCAGCCTCAAGAAGATAGGAGTCAACTGACATGCACCCGAATCAGGTCGCCAACAATCGCAACTACCGGCTCCGTCAGCGCCAGCGTATTGCTACGCTTCAAGCGCAGGTGGGGGAACTGCAGAAGGAAGTGTTTGCTCTTCGGTCTGAGAATGAAAGGCTGAGGCGCGAACTGAGTCCCCCCGAGAAGACCCCGGAGCAGTTACAGGAGGAGGATTTGGCCTTAGCTAAAGCGTTTCAACAGATCGACCGGATTCTGGCAGCGTGCGAGGTTCCTCGTTCCGTTTTTGTTCCAGGTAGAGGTTTCCAGAGATGACCTTCATCCTAGACGGTGACACCCGGATCAGCCTTTCCGGTGAGATCCCCGCGGCGCAGCCGCGGCCCACCCCTCCCGGCCCCCGCATGGTCACGGTGGGCAATGCGACTCTTTATCTCGGAGACAGCCGGGACATCCTGCCGGACCTTTCTCAGTCAATCCACGCCATTGTCGCTGACCCGCCCTATGGCCTCCGGTTCATGAACCGGCATTGGGACTACGACTTGCCCTCGGCTGACCTTTGGCGCCTGTGCCTCGACCGGTTGTCCCCCGGCGGTCATCTCCTGGCCTTCGCCGGCACGCGGACGCAGCATCGGATGGCTGTGAACATTGAGGATGCGGGATTCGAGATACGCGACATGATCGCGTGGGTTTATGGAAGCGGATTTCCGAAAAGCTTGGACGTGAGCAAGGCGATTGATAAGGCGGCGGGGGCTGAGCGTGAGGTAATCGGAACGAAACTCGGCCTACCTGGTTATTCGCTAGCGGAAGATAAGGGTCGTGGCGTCGCCTGCGTTGCTCATGGTGACAGCGAAAAGGAGTGCGCGATAACCTCCCCAGCAACCGACGCGGCCAAGCAATGGGACGGCTGGGGCACGGCCCTGAAACCGGCTCTCGAACCCATCACTGTCGCCCGCAAGCCCTTCTCCGGGACCGTGGCCGCCAACGTGATGGAGCACGGCACGGGGGCGTTGAACATCGACGCATCGCGGGTTGGGTGGGCTGACGGAAAGGCGCCTGAGGTTGGCACGCCGGCCAGCGGCGGCCCAAAAAAGAAGCTGACGGCAGTTCCTGGGCAGGAAGGAACAACGGTCGAACGTGCCGCTCCGAACGCCTACGGCCGCTGGCCGGCCAACCTGATCCATGATGGCAGTGACGAGGTGGTGGGGTTGTTTCCACAAACGAAAAGTGGCAAGGACGCGACGGATTCTCCAACAGCCAGTAGTAGTGGGTTTACGGGGCCTGGGACGCGGGGGCCACACTGTAACTATGGCGGCACCGGCTCCGCCGCCCGGTTTTTCTACTGTGCCAAGGCGAGCAAGTCAGACAGAGGACCGGACAACCACCACCCGACTGTTAAGCCGACCGACTTGATGCGTTACCTCTGCCGGTTAGTGACGCCACCAAACGGTGTCGTCCTCGACCCTTTCATGGGCTCCGGTTCAACCGGCAAGGCGGCGCTTCTTGAAGGATTCCGGTTCATCGGGATCGAGCGCGATCCGGAGTATTTTGAAATTGCCGTGAGACGCATGCAGGAGGTTTCTCAGTGACCCCCACCCAACAAACCGGATTCCGGCGCCTTGCCACGTTCTGGCTCGACAACATGCCGCCGATCAACTTGTGGAGCCTGCAGGAGTTGCGGATCAACCCATTCGCCCAGCCCTACAAGCTCACACCACCCCCGGAGAAGGAGCAGAAGACATGACGAAAGAGCAGTTCGACAGAGTGTTTGCCGGTCTTCTTGTGAGTGTCGAGAAGGTGCTGCGCAACAAGGCCGACCAAGCCTTGAGTTCTGGGGCCTTTGATTTGGAGAGTTACCCAGACGATTCTGCCCTCCCGGCCATAGTGCTCACTGCGGCGCTGACATCAGCGGTGAGGATTTACCGGCCGCTCGACGCACAGAGCCTCCGGGAAGTCGATAACCTGAGCCTTTTTCTTTAGGACCCAAAGCCATGAAAATCCTAGAAGCAACCAACGGAACGCATGTCTCTATCGAGACAGACGATCCGGATTACCCGTTTTTCATCCGGTTCTCCAAGGATTGCTGGGTTCAAGGCATGGGGGAGTCTTGGGAGTCGGTCTATGACGACGAGAAGCTAGAGGAGGCGTACCAGGAACACTTGAGGGCGAGGCCGGCATGACCACCTTCATCCTCCGGGCGGTTCACGAGGACTCCCCGGACCCCCAGCAGCACAGAACAGTGAACTATCACTACCATCTTATTGATCCGAACAACATGGCCGAGCATTTGGACCGTTTCCGGAGTTTTCTGCACGCCGCAGGCGTGCCAGAGAGCGATGCTGCCCGGCTGGTGCTGGTCATCCCGGATGACGGTAAATGAGAGAGGGCGAGATTTTGATTTTTGGGTGAAGTGCCATGGTTGAAGTTCTGGGGCCGGAAACACTGACGATCGGGATCTGCTACCAGCAACCCCCGGTGGTCGTGCTGCGGGTGGGTAGCCGCGAGGTGCGCCTACCCCCGGCCGCGGCGCGGTGCGTGGGCCGCATGCTGCTGGAAGCGGCGGACATGGCCGACCCTCCGGGGTTCAAGATCCAACTGGACCTGGATGGGGCGGACGATGAATGACCTGACGGCCACCGGCCTCTCCCGGCGTCTTCGCCACCGTGCCGAACGGCTCGACCTACCTAAAACACACCCCATCCACCAAGCCGCGGACGAGTTCGATAACGTCACGGCCGCCTACTTCGATCAACCACCGGCCGCGACCGTGGGCGACTTCTTGGCCGCGCGTGAGCGCGCCCGGAGCTTCCTGAACCGATGACCACGCCCCGCTTCAACCTGCATTCGCTCAAAGAGCTGCCGGAGGACCTTCGCCAAGCCATCCTCTCCCAACTCACCAAAGAGGAGCTGGCGCAACTAGCGACGGATTGGGGCTTCATAGGCCGCCCGGAGCAGACCTTTTGGCTGCACGATGAAGATTATGTTTCGATCCTATACCTTACCGGCCGCGGGTGGGGGAAGACGAAGACCGGGGCCGAGTGGATCTACCACATGGCGAAGATGGCTTATGGCCACTACGGCACGGTGATCGCCCCGACCGGCACCGACCTTCGGGAGGTGGTGATCGAAGGCCCCTCCGGCATCCTGGCCGTATGCGACAGCAAGCGGGACTTCCACCCCAACTACAATAAAGCCTCCGGCCTGATTTCCTTCCCCAACGGGGTCAAGATCCGGTCCATAAGCGCCGAGACCCCGGACCGCATCCGAGGATCGAACAGTACGTTCGGGTACTTCGACGAGATCGCCGCTGCGCCGCAGGCCAAGGAAGCCCTGGAGATGCTGCTGTTTGCCAATCGCATCCCGGGGAAGGGCGGTCGTCCCCCGAAGATGCTCTTCACAACCACTCCGAAGCCGACACAGGTCATCATCGACTTGGTGAAGGAGTGTACGAAGGACCCGAAGCGACACCGCCTTGTCTCCGGCTCCATTTTCGAGAACGCGGACAACCTGTCGTCCTCCGCCCTTCACAAGGTCGAAGAACTGAAGGGCACCAGGCTCTACCGGCAGGAGGCCCTAGGTGAGGTGATCGATCTCTCTGAACAGGGGATCGTGAAACGCAGTCAGTTCAAGATCTGGCCGAGGAAAGTGAAGATCCCGAAGCTCCGGTACATCGTGGCGTCCTACGACACGGCCTTCACCCAGCGCCAGCTCGACAAAAAGACGATGACCGTGGATCCTTCGGCCTGCACCATCTGGGGCCTGGTCCGAGGCCCGGATGAGTCCGGGGAGTACGGCAAAGGCCCGTATGTCGCTCTCCTGTACGACTGCTGGGAAGAGTACCTTGGCTTCCCGGAACTGAAGAAGAAGCTGAAGGAGGACGCCAAGACGAAATGGGGCGAAGAAGGGAGGCCCACCGACCTGTTGCTGATCGAGGACAAAGGATCGGGCCGCAGCATCCGGCAGGAACTGGAAATGGAGGGTATTTTTGCCTTTTCCTTCAGCCCGGGAAAAGACGACAAAATCACCCGCCTCCACGGCGTCACGCCCCTGTTCGCAGCCGGCAGGGTCTACGTCCCGGAGTCCCACAAGGCGGCCGGAGAGCCAATGACCTGGGTCGAACCCCTGATCGAGCAGATGACCACCTTCCCCCACGCGGCGCACGACGACATGGTGGACACGGTGTCGCAGGTCCTCACCTGGTTCCGGGATGCCGGCGCCCTGTCGGCCATGCCTCCGAAGGAGTCCGACACGGTGCTGGTCGACCGTGACGACCCGAAAATAGTCAGTACACAAGTTCAGGTCTCAAGTTCTTTGTCTTCCAGCCGAGAGCCGGAGGATGACGATCGTC